CTTTACCGGAACTTTTTTTAATTTGCTGCATTTCCAATTCAAATTGAGCAGCATCCTGCAAAGCGCGCCAGGTTTCTCCACCTCGAGAACCCGCCTGAACCAGTGCAGTGGTTGTTTCTGGAAAATCAGGTTCACCAATGGCCGTGGTGCCATTTCCAATTCACTTGAATCCACTTATGGGTTGAATAGAGCAGCTGGAGGCTTTGTATAATGGCTGATTTTCCAACTTCACTGCCAGTTCCACGGTGGCCCAACTATAAACTGAAACCGGTTGAGCCTGTTGAGCGCACTGACATGGAAAAAGGTTCAATGCGTTCACGCCGTAGAACAAGCGCGCGCAATGACCAGGTGCAGTTGTCATTCCATTTTTCTGATGCAGAAATGCAAACCTTTAGGGATTGGTTCGATAATGCCACCACAGGGGCTGATGGCGGTGCTGCATGGTTCAATATTGATTTACCCATAGGCAATACAGGTCTTGATGCAGTTGAAGCCAAATTTGTGAAAATATGGAATGCCGATCAGAAGGCCGGATTGCGCTGGATTGTTAATGCTGTTTTAGAGGTCAGATAATGCCAGATTCAGCACTTACAGAAGCGCTGCAAGAGGCTTATGCTTCAGCGCCAAAGGGCGTGATCATTCATCCAACTTTAGAGCTTCGCCATCCAAACTTCAGTTCACCCATTCGCGTGGTGAGAGATTATCAGGATTTAACTGCCACACTGGAAGCTGATGCTCCAGTCGATCCCAGCACCCAAGTGACTTTTGTGGCGTTTGCTTTTGAATTCACCAAGCCTGAAGTGACTCCAGATGGCAGACCACAAATCACTGTGCAGATTGATAATGTTGACAGGCAGATTCTGACCAATGTGGAATTGGCTGTTGGTGCCACTGATGTGGTAGAGGTGACGTATCGTGAATATTTATCAACAGACCTTACCGCTCCACAAAATGACCCACCTATTCACATGAGCGTTACCAGTGTGATTGCTACACCACGGCGAGTTTCAATGACAGCTGGTTTTGGCAATCTGGCCAACAAGCAATTCCCCGGTGAAATTTATGATGCAGAGCGCTTCCCTGGGCTGGTGATGCAGTGAGTCATTGGGCTGCTGAATATATTGGTAAGCCTTGGGTAAGTGGTGATCATGACTGCTGGGCTTTCTTCAGAGAGATCCAGAAAAAACATTTTGGCATTGATGTGCCACTCATTGATATTGATAGCGCTGACTTGATGAAAGTGGCCAAGCGTTTCCGTGATGACAAAGAGCGCAATCACTGGAATAAGGTTGAACATCCGGAAGATGGTGACGCTGTTTTAATGTCGCATTCAAAGTTTCCTTCACATATCGGTATTTGGGTTGATGTGGATGGCGGTGGCGTTTTGCATTGTCAGGAAAGAACAGGTGTGGTCTTTCAAAGGCAAATGGATTTAATTTTAGGCAGCTGGCCGAATTTGGAGTTTTATAGATGCTTGCACACAGCTTAGTTGTTTCTAATCCGCTTGATCCTGTTGGCTCAAGGCAAATGAAACAAGTCAGCCAGCCGACCACCATTAAATCCTTGGCTCCTGATACCGTTTTACCCTTTATTTGCTTGCTTAATGGCAGGCCTATCATGCGTAAAGACTGGGGCCGGATAGTTGAGCATGATGATATTGTGGTTTTCTCTGTCTTACCACAGGGCGATGGCGGTAAATCAGACCCGTTGAGAATGATCCTGATGATTGCCGTGGCCATGTTTGCACAATGGGCGGCGCCACAATTAGCGCCTGCCATGGGTCTTGGTTCTGGTGAATTTGCAATTGCAGCTGTAAAGGCCGGTATCGGCATGATAGGGAGCGCATTAGTTAATGCGTTAATACCGCCCCCCAGCCCACCAACACCGGCTCAGAGCGCTCAACTGGCAGCGCCTTCACCTACCTATTCATTGACAGCGCAAGGCAATGCAGCGCGACTGGGAGCGGCTATTCCGGTGCAATATGGTCGCGTGAAGTTTTTCCCTGATTTTGCCTCAATGCCATACACGGAATATGCAGGAAACGAACAGTATTTGTATCAGCTGTTATGCCTTGGTGTTGGTGAATACAGTGTTGAATCAATCAACATTGAAGATACGGCGATTTCTAACTTTGAAGAAATTGAATATCAGGTTGTCGAGCCTTACACATCGCCTACGCTTTTCCCTCAAAACGTCATCACCAGCGCTGAGGTTTCAGGGCAGGAATTAACCAATGCAGGGTACACAGGGCCATTTACAGCCAATCCATCAAACACAGATGCTTTGTATTTGGGTTTTGATGTTGTAACCCCAAGAGGCATTTACTATGCCAATGATCAAGGCGGTTTGGATTCTGTCAGCATAACTGTCAGATTTCAGGCCAGAGAGATTGATGATTCAGGCACTCCGATTGGCTCATGGGTTACGCTTGGCACAGAAACCATAACAGGTGCCACTACCACCCCTCAAAGGCGATCTTATCGCTACAGCATGACAGCGGGGCGCTATGAGGTGCAGGCAACCCGTACTGATGTTAAGCAGACCGGCTCACGCTATGGTCATGAGGTGGTTTGGGCTTCTGTAAGAGCTTATCTGAAAGAAACCCGTGACTTTGGTAATGTGACCTTGCTGGCCATGCGTATGCGTGCCACCAACAACTTGTCACAGCAGGCTTCACGTTTAATCAATGTCGTGGCTACAAGAAAGATCAGAACATGGGATTCAACTAACGGCTGGTCAGCTACTGCGACAGCCAACAGATCCATTGCATGGGCTATTGCAGATATTTTGTCTGCTGATTATGGCGGCGGCTTGGCTGATTCAAGGATTAGCTTGGCAGAGCTTGAAACGCTTGATGCCACCTGGACTGCAAGAGGTGATCAATTTGATGGCCGCTTTGATGGCTTGATGGCCTTATGGGAAGGCTTGCAGAAAATAGCGCAAGCGGGGCGTGCCAGACCTTATCAACAAAACTCTGTGGTGCGTGTTGTCCGTGATGAGGCTGTCAGCATACCGGTTGCCTTCTTCAGTGACAGGAATATTGTGCGTGGCAGTTTCAGTGTTGAGTACATGATGCCCACTGAAGAAACAGCTGATGCTGTGCAGGTTAAATATTGGGATGAGGATTACTGGCAACAGAGAAAAGTTCTCAGTCAGTTGGATGGTGGCACAGCCAACAACACCACAGAACTTGATCTGTTTGGCGTGGTTGATCGTGATCATGCTCATAGAGAAGGGCTCTATGTAGCAGCAGCGAATAAATATCGCAGAAAAGTTATTTCCTTCACCACAGAAATGGAAGGCTTTATTCCATCGCTGGGGGATAAGATCATCGTATCACATGATATGCCACAGTGGGGTCAGTCTGGTGAGTTGACTGCTGTTGGTACTTTGGGTGGTGGTGTTGATGATTGGTCAATATGGAATGATGCAACAAGGTCATCATCAACAGCGGTTTGTCCAGACGGTTCGCAAACTGCCTATGAAATAACGGACGACAGCATAACACTTTATGAATCGATATTCTCTGGCTCTGTCGGTTATACTGATGGCGATATAGTTGCACAAACTTTCTGGATACTGAAAGACGCAACAGCTACTCATTTTTGTCGTTTCGATATTGATTTTATCGGTGGAACTACAGTATCAGAACTTATTAGGCTTGATGTCACAGATGGTAGTTATGAAACTTCCGGCGCAGCAACACTCGAAGGCGTAATTGTTGAGGCAGACGGCATTTGGTGGAAGGTTTCTCTTTCTGCTTCGTCATCAGGCAACAGTAATACAGGTTATAGATTTCAGTTTTATCCTGCTGTTGGCGCAACGCCATTCACTGAGGCTGTCAGTGCAACAGGCACAACAACTATTTGGTTCCCCGAAGTCACATTAACAGGCTCAGAAGATTTCACCTTTGAAACAAACCGTGTTCACTATATCGGTTTAAGGAAAAAAGATGGTTCTGTACTTGGGCCATTCCATGCGATAGCTGGCGCAACTTCTAAAGAAGTTATCATTACTGGTTTATCCGACACTGACTTGCTGAACGTAACAGGTAACTGGGAACGCACTCA